CGAGATCTACACTCTTTCCCTACACGACGCTCTTCCGATCTTCATCTATTTTATATTCCGCTACCTTGCGAGGAGTAAGACTACTGTGCTTAATCGCCCTTGAAACCAAGCATTGTACGGAAGCTGACGTACACGCTCCGATACGAGGGCGCGTTAAACACGTCCAGATAGAACACGCCTGCATTCGAACCGTAATGCCAGATGCCACCGACACGAGCCGCCTGAGTGCCTCCTATAGCAGCCTTATCCCTTCGATTAAGCGATTTCTCGCGTCATCTACGTTATTTCGTTTTGCCCTTTGGGCCGGGCGTTCTGGCGTTGCAACGAAAGCGGCGATTAAGCCACTGCACGGAAGCCGACGGACACGCCCCGATACGAGGGCGCGCTCAACACGCCCAGACAGAACACGCCAGCAATCGAACCGCTATACCAGGCGCCACTGACATGAGCAGCCAGAGCGCCTGTATTCTGATAGTAATAGTTTCTGTTAAAATCAGGATCAGAACTTCCAGTGGCTGATACCAACGCCAGGTCGGATATGCCGCAATCACCGGATATTGCCAGACCAACCTGATAGCCATCGGCTACCGGAAAGACGTGTCCCTGTCCGGGGAATCCGGCATCTATAGTCCTATCCGCTTGAGCTCCCACTTTGAACTTGCACCACTGCCAGACGTTGCCTTTCAGACCCCAGATGCCATCGGGCTTGCCGTTGTGATACCAGGAGTTATGTCCAGTGCCGGTGAGGACCTTCGCCCGACCTCCGGTATAAGACGCATCGGTATAATCAGGATCAGGTCTACCGAAGTTGATAAAAGCATCGGCATCGGCGTCATCTTTGCCGTAGTTACTGTTACCTTTCGGATAGGGCATCTTGTTGATGGTGTAGCGCATGGCACACAGGTACTTGACCGTGGCCCACTCATAAGGACCCCAGAGGGTGAATTTTTTAATGATGTAGTTGTCCAGATTGGTCACATTGATTCCGGTGGGCAATTTAGGTGTGAATGTGAGGGTATTGGTGTAAGGATTGGCGTTAATAATACGACGGTAGTATGTTACTCCGCCGTGGACGATTTCCAGGTTGTCACCCACCATCTTGGTCTTGATGCCAGCTGTGTCGATGAGCGTGGTTTCCGATCCGCCTGTAGCTGTTCCTGTGGCAATATCGTCCACTGTCAGGCCGTTAGCGGTCTTCTGGTTCATGGCCTCGCAGGCCAGTATGGATTCGTTCCAGTCAATATATGTCCAGCAGCATTTCAGTGGCAGGGACATCGCGGCATAAGTTGAACCCCAGTTGGCACCGTCATTGCCACCCTTACTGGTCATGGTAGCCAGGGGGTGGCTGGACGGATACTTGGCCAAGGCAAAGCCGCCCAGTTCCACATCGTTGCGGAATCCCTTAGCTACCATGGCAGCCGGAAAGCCGGCTGTCTTAAAGCGAGGGATGTAAACAAAGTCGCTTCTGACTTTGACGGCATTAGCAGCATTGCGGTCGGAGTGTTCGATCTGTATAGTCTGGGTCTGACTGTCTATCCAGTCCATCAGATCTTTGAGAGATAAAGCATTTAACGGCATCTAAGCACCTCCCAGGGCGAATTCATGAATTTCCACGCCGGTCAGGTCCAGGGATTGAACCACCTCTCGCATCACCGGCATTCCTTCAGAGTCGATTTCCCCTGTATCTTCGGAAGTAACGATGGCTGCCGGTACCATGAGTTCACAGATTGTGATCTGATGGGTGAGTTTCGACTCAAGGCTGATTGTGCCATCATCTTCCTGGAAAACTGTAACCTTTCGGCCTTGGTAGGGAGTCAGGTCAATGGTCGTTTCACCGATAATTAATTTTGGTCCGTTCATTTCAATGTTCATTAAAATGCCTCCACTGCCCATTCAAATGCCGATATACCAGATCCCGAGTTATTGACACGGAATGAGTTAACTGTTTTATCTGATATCCAAACCTCGCCAACATAACCCGGGTCAGCAGTTGGCTTTATGGTTACCCGGTAGTTAGTATCCGGCATAGCTGGGCTTAGAGTAATTGTGGTATAAGATCCCTGACTAGCAAAATTGCCGATCCCTTTGCGAATGTCATCCAACAATCTATGTGAAGTTGTTGTTACTATTAGTGGATTATATACAGGCATGGTTCATCCTCCTTACACGAATTCCTGGGCACACGCGACTTTGGTAAAGGTAGATTCGTGTATACCGTTGATCGCCTGCACCGAGAATAAGTCTGCTCGCTTACTGATTACTAGAGCTCCCCCGCGAGCATTCAACCGGATTCCTTTATGCGCCACAGCCGGCTGACCGATGGCTAACCACATATCGACATCGGAATCATTAACAATGATGGCATGCTTGCGATTGGCGTTAGCAGCTAATATCTCCGTGGAACTGGTGCCAACAGCTACACCCTGCGGCGCCTGGCCAACCCCTTTTTCAGCGCTGGTGGCTACTGAATAAGTCCCATCTCCATTGTCAATGGCTTTCAACGCTGGCAATGTAGTGCGAAAAGTTGTATCTGCCATGATAACCTCCTATATGAGAGGGGAATTTTACTTCCCCTCTCACCAAATTTAGCTAGCTGCTCCGCCCATGTAAGTTGCTCTCCAGTCGAGCTTGGCTGCGCCGAAGGTAAGCCTGACACGATACTTCACATTATCGCTGTCGAAGTCTCCCTCCAGCGGGCTGATTTCGCCACCGCCGATGTTGACCTTGTCGCTGGCCTTCATACAGATTTCCGGCCTATCATGGCCTTGTAAGTAGCCGTACACAAGGGCAGCGATATCCTTCGGATCAGAGAAGAGGTACCAGCCATTCGGGTTGGTAGTATCGACCACCGGTAAATACGGATCTACTACCAACTCCAATCCCATCTGAGGCATGACATTGGTTGTAGGATAAGGTACGATGCTTGCTCCGGCTCCGCCCTGGACATCAACCCACATCTTGTTGGCAGAGGTCAAGATAGACCTGGCGGTGAACTCCAGAAGCGGAGGCACAACAAGGTATTTAGGTCGGTTCATGATCGGCTCACCATTTTGATCGGTGAATGCCAGCATGGTAGCAATAGCTGTCTCCAAATTAGCGATAGTCAGAGAGTTAGTGCTCTTGTTGACAGCATTCTCATATAAATTGCCTCCAGCATGGGTACCGATATCACCAGCATAAAGATCACTGAAGTTCCGGTGCTCGGTTCGCTGGGCAGCCCGCGCAAATCGCTCTGCTGTATCGTTGAGAGCGCCCAAATCATCATTGACTAAACTCTCCCAGCTGATGTCAAACTTACGCCCGTATTTCTTGATGGTTAGACTATAGCGAGCTTCATCGCGTTCGGACCCCGGATATTCAGCTTTCTCTGCCACCTCAGTTAAGTACTGGTCACCACCAGTAATAGCGAAGAGGTAAGCAGCGCGGAAGTCCTTATTATTCTTCTGCTTACCAAATTTCTTCCATACCGGGTCTACTGCCTTGTAGGATGCCATAACCGACCGGTCGAAGACATCACCAAAAAGCAGCGGAAAGTCCGAGGTGGTCATCGCTTCACGAAGCAGGAATTCCCTGCGGTGTGGCGCCAGGCCATGTGCATTAGCGAGCAGGTCGATAGTCTCCTTCAACCTCTGCTCATAATTTGCCGGCTTCTGGATATCACGAATGGACTTAAATCCATTCCAATCTTCAAGGATATTCAATAGTTCAGGCATTTTATTTTTCCTCCTGTTAATGTGTTTATTAATTTACATCGCCGAATGCAAGACCTGGATTGTCGCTGTCGCCCCGGCATCAATCGCTTCCAGGGCATAACCGAAGAAGCGTCCGGTATCTTTTTTGTTCAGTACAGGCGTGTCAGCATCGGTATAATAGAGCTTATCACCGACAGCCACGGCGCTGTTTCCTGATCCGTTTATTCCTTTTACGCTAAGTTCAGCGATAAAAGGACCGAAATCGACCGTGGTCTTGGTGGATTCATTTCCACCATCACCCTCATCGGTCAGGGCGATACCAGTCATCTCGCCATAGCGTACCGGGTCTCCGGATGTCGGCGTGGTCGGATGGCTGCACACTACGCTTAGTTGCCACCCGGGTTTGTATTTGATATTACTAGCCATTTTGCTTTAACCTCCTGTTTTTCGATATCACCGTGCATTTGCAGCGATTTCGGCTTCCTTCTCGCTCATACCAAGCTTCTTGAAGGACTCCTTAAGCTGTTCCTTGGTCACTGGTGTCCCGGGCGGATTATTGCCCAGGTTGCGGGGTTTGCCAGACTCCTTTAAGGTGGCTATATAGTCTACCTCTGCCTTGATTGCCTCTGTAATACCATCGGCTTTCTCGGCATCTTTAAACCGCTCAAGCAGTCTCACTTTGGCAGCCTCGGGAAGTTCGGCCTTATCGACAGCTTCTTTAATTTTGGCTTGCGCATCAGCTTTCGCCTTTGCCTTATCCGCCTCGGAGAGTTTATTCTTGAGATCAGTATTCTCTTTGGTCAGAGTTACGTTGGATTCCTTAAGTGCCTTGTTCTCTTCTTCGAGAGTCATTTGTTTTTTAACCTCCTGCGAAATTACGGCTTTGACCTCAGTCTCGATAGCTTTGACCAGGTCAGGGCGCCGCTCCCTGAGTATATCGAGACTAACAATATCCACGTCATATTCCGGATTGCCAGCCTCATACATCTGCACCATCCCCCCAGCTCCCGGCTCTGTAACAAAGTCTACGGAACGTACTCGGACAATGCGCTCAATTACATTAGTCTTGACGCCGTCAATCTCTCCCCTGGTAGCAGTGCCGATTGCATTGATGGATATGCCCATTTCCTGGAGCATCCCTTTATCTCGCAGCGCAGCTAATTTCTGCTGTAACCAGGGTTCGACAACTACCGCCTCACCAACAATCTGGCCTTTCTCGTCCATATGTACGTTCTTAAGTGTTGCCACCCAGTCCTTGATAGAACGCTCGGGACGCTGCTGATCTTCTTCCTCTGTGGGATGGTCAGCATACATCTTGACGCCTTCAAATACCTGATAATCCCGAGCTAACACTTCAGGTGGGTAGTAACGCTCTTTTGAGCTATTAAGCCCGGGCTTAATGACCACTACAGTGGCTATTCCTTTGCTAGATACTGTAGCCTCGGAAAGTGTAATAAAATCTGCTAAATAAGTACGGACCTCAGATTCTTTTACCCACTTGGGGATATCTTCATCATCTACATCTAGTTTGCGGTATTCCGCCCGGATTTTTCGTTTTACTGCCGGCAGGTCCTCTTTGGGAATTTCTACCCTCTGCCCACGGAAACCGCCCGGGCTTAAAGCGGCTGCCGCTTTCCCGAGTTGTGCCCGAGTGACTTTCTTTTGCGGGTCCTCCCATATGCGGAGCTTCCACTCTGAAGGCTTCTCCGTATCAGGCGCGTACGCATAAGCATCAGCCGGGTATTGCTCGCCATCCTCAGTCTTCATGGCCTTCTGCTCCTTTAACCAGGCTAACACTATATCGGCTTCTTTGAGAGCTTCTGATACCTTTTTAGCTTTCTCGGCATCTATCTCTTCCTCAATAGGATCAAGAAGTTCTTGGCAAAGCTCCATAATTTTGTGAATGCGCTGGGCATCAGTGAAAGCATTTTTACGTCCATACTCTCGAATGATCTCTGAGTATTTCGCCTGAAGTGTTTTTTTACTAGGATGTATCTGGTTGGACTCTTTGGTAATCCAGTTGCCTTGGGCATTTTTCTCGTATTTATTTTTTACTGCTGCCCAGGCAATAGCGTGACATTTTGACTCAGCGCCATCCTTATCCTTATGTTGCTCCCAGGCATTATTAAAAGCTGCCAGATAAATTTCTTTGGCATGCTGGGGCAAGGATTTTACTTCATTAGGAAGTTCTGTGACTGTTTTATATGGCATGATCAGCCTCCTACTGCAAAGGGCTTATTTCTCAAGAAATATTTACTTTTTGGGCAGCATCGCTGGCGCAATTCCGCAAGTGCAACCCGGGTGGATATCATCCTGGGGAATAGGGAAATCCTCATCTACTGGAATAACCCCAGCAGCTGCATTGGCTCTGCAATCTGGACAATTACCTTCTTTGCCACCGGACCCGAGAATCCACCTTTTCCCGGTTACTCCCATAGCCTCCATACGATCCTGGGAAGCATGAAAAAGCGCATCCCTGGTCTCTGTTTTGGCAATGAGGTTTGAACGATACTTATTCATATCGTCAAACTCTTTACGAATTTCCCGGGCTAATCCATCTATGCCCTTTTTGTCTTTGATGGCCCTGCCAATTACCTGTGCCATCCGGTCCTTAGTCTCCATATCCATTTTGGTTACCAGTTGAGCACAGTGCTTGTTTGCATAGTTAATTGCCTGCTGCATCGGCGGACCTTCAAAATATATCGGCTTGTTAGTAGTCAGCGTCCGTCCAAATT